TCTGTGATAGGCGTTCCCATCGCCCACAGACCGCGACCAGGAGGCAAGAACTTCATGTTAAAAATTCGGTCATACATATCTTGAGCCGATTTTTGAGCTTGCCACGGATTCCACCCTAATTGATGTGATTCAATGTGATTCATTTGCATGTTGTAAGTTCCCTCTACAACACGTTGCACGGTTTCCCACCATCTTTCATTTTTTCCATTGTCTTTTATTCTTGAGTAGGTTCTCATGTAAACTAATTCACCTAAACCATTAAAACCAAACGGAGCTTTTTTTCTTTTATATTTCGTTATAAAATTCTCCGATAAAACAAACTTCTTAGTCATAAACTTTCCTTATGTTAACATTTTAGTGTGGGCACATTGATAAATATTAAAAACAAATCTTTAATTCTTTTTAAATACAAAAATTGGTTCATATTTATACCCCGCACCCATCACACTTGATAATGTGAGTTGTACTGTATCATTTTGAACAAACCCAAGTTCTTTTGCAATCCTCTGAGTCTCTTCCTCTATGAACTTATACTTCGGTGTGTTAGCAATATTGATTAACATATGTTTACCATCCTTTAAACCTCTGTA